CACTCATTTAATTTGCGCAATACAACGCAATATCAAATAACTTGGAGCGGTGGGATGACGCACAATGCCAATGGAATTACTGGCAACGGAGTAAATGCAACGGGCAATACTGGATTGAACAATTTAGTATTGAATAATAACAGCGCACATATCTCAAGTTATTCAAGGACGAATATAGATGAGCAGAGTATCGACATGGGTAGTGGTGGGTTCACTGGTGGTATTCACCACAGCCCAAGATGGCCGGGGCTTGGTGCATTTTATCGGGCTTATTTTAGCGGAACTCCAACTGTTGCAAATACAAACTCGCAAGGATTGTACATAAGCACACGAACGACATCAACGGCATCGAAGATGTATAAGAATGGGGCTGCAATCATTACGCAAAGTTTAGTATCATTTGCGCAGGATAGCCAAAATATATTCATAGGCTCGTATCAGGGTAGCAACTTTTTCACGAGTCGAAATTTAGCCTTTGCAACCATAGGCAGCGGATTGACTGATGCAGATGCCTCATCAATGTACACTATCGTGCAAGCTTTCCAAACCACATTAGGCAGACAAGTATGATAATCGTTTATATGCTCACACAAGACCAAGCCAACCAGCTCAAAGGTATCGAATACACTACCGACATGACCTTTAACCCTATCCAAGATGCAGATGGCAACTGGATAATAAGCCGCGAAGAGGTAAGCAACACAACCATTGACTGGGTTAAAGAATTGCCAACGATTGAATACAATCCGAAAGTCATTGATTTTTTTTAACTTTGTAAAAATTCTTATAGTATGGCAGGCGTAAAAGTAACCGACCTAACAGCGACAAGCACGGCAGCTGCAACTGATGTGTTTTACATTGTAGATACTGGCGCAAATCAATCCAAGCAAATTGAAGTGCAGAACATCTACTCAGGGATGCCGCAGTTTGAGAGTGGCGCATGGAATCCAACGCCTACTAATACAGGCGGCACAAATCCAAGTGTTGTTATTCAAGGCGGAAATTATTCTCGTGTTGATAGTGTGGTAACTTGCTCATTGTTTTTAGACGTTCTAATGGATGCTGCCGAAACTGGTGCTGAGTTTGAGTTGAATTTACCTGTTGCATCTGATTTTACCAATGCTAAAAACGCTTTTGGTATTGTAGCTTATAGTAATGTTAGTGATGGAGAACTTGCCAATTGGGTAATATCTGCTAATACTACAAGTGACAAGATTGTGATTAACGTTACTTCCGTAACAAACGGACATAACTTTCAAAGCCTTTACGCAGTCCTTCAATACGTTATCATCTAATGCGCTCCACCTCGCTTCTCGGTCTGAATCTGATTAAGAAGTATGAGGGCTTGCGGCTTAGTTCCTACCTTTGCCCTGCTGGAGTGCCGACCATTGGATACGGCAGCACACGCTACCCGAATGGCAAGAAGGTGCTGCTCGGCGAAAAGCTCAACAGCGAAAAGGAAGCAACGCAATTGCTGCTCGCCACGCTTTCGCCCTATGAGGATGCAGTCAATAAGCACCTACCTAACCTTAACCAATGCCAGTTCGATGCGCTTGTGTGCTTTGCCTACAACGTGGGGACTGGTGCGTTGGTGAAATCTACGCTGTTAAAGAAAGCCAAAGCCAACCCAGCCGACCCGAGCATCCTCGATGAGTTTTTGAAGTGGAACAAGGCAGGCGGCAAAGCACTGCAAGGGCTTACCAACAGGCGCAGAGATGAGGCAAATCTCTATTTCTCACTTTGTAATTTTTAGCCCTACGTTGCCCAAACGCTGCAAGGCTTTGCGCGTATATTAAGGCATGGCACGAAGACCTACCAAACCAAGGCGAATACTCGATATAATCGTCAAGCACTGGCGCAGCACCATCGGTTCGCTGATGATATTGGTATCAATCTTTTTGCTAATCTTCAAAGTGATAACAGCCGAGACATTAACAGCCATTATTGCAGCACTAATAGCAGCAGGATATATCCCAAAAGCCAAGAGCGATGCAGCAGATTCGTAGAGACACCGTGAAAATTGCGAGGCATAACAAGATAAACCTCGATACCATGAGCTGGGAAGCGGCTCATGCCGATACCTCTTTTGCGCAAACCAACCGCGAGAGCTTTCAGGCTGTCATTGCCACACCGCCAAAGCCGAAAGTGCTCACGGCATTCGATACAATTCAGCCGTGCGATGTATCTTTGTACCCGGCTGCCACGTATTACATCCCGAAAACTCAGATTGTAAGAAATGAGCCGAATCCTGAAACGCCTATGAATTACGATATACTTGCCAACGGAATAGTTTTAACGTTTACGATGTTGCTAACTATTAAATACGCGCTCGGTTGCGTGCCTGCGTGGACGGCTTTATATAATGATTTAAAAAACGTTTAGAATATTTTTAACGATTGCGTAAATTTGCAATCGTGTCAACGGTATACATACTCGAAAACTCTTTAGACTTGTTTTACGTGGTAACCGATACCGACGGTACAATCGTAAGCACTAACGAACTTTTTAAGCATTACGCGAGCCATATTAAGCCGAAAAATATCGTCGATATAGTTAGCAGCCACGAGGATAAAGAAACGCTCATAGAAGCCGTAAAAAGGGCAAAGGATAAACAGCCCGAACCCGCCCGCGTTTACGCCCGCACTAAGCAAAAAAATTTATCCGAGCGTTTTAACGTTTGGAATATTTACAGCATTATGGGTGCTGTGCATTTTATCGGGTTTCAACTGGTAGACGTTACGAGCATAAGCGCCCACGAACACGAACGCCAACGGGTATTACTCGAGGAGTTTAGATTTATGCTTTCGCACGAATTACGACAGCCGTTAACCTCGGTTAGTGGGTTGGTAAAATTAATAAGTGGCAATAGGTCGCTATCAGAAACCGAGCGCGGCGAACTTTTGCAGATGCTAGAACAATCGGTCGTAAATTTGGACGAAGCCGTTAAGGTTTTAGTCAAAAAAGCAACGCGCCAAATATGACCGACGAGCAAATCGATAAGCGTTTAATTAAGGTATTGAAAATATACCTAACCGAGCGCGAAATGCCGCCTAACGTCGCCAAAGCAATACTAACCGAACAAATAAAATGCCGTGAAAGAATCCAAAAGTACATCGCCGAGTTACGTTTGGGCTGAAAGGTTGCTATTTTTAGCGATTTTGAGCCTATTATTAGTGCGTTCGTGCCATGAACAAGCGCAAACCACACTAACAGAGCAAAAGTTCGTTAAAACTCACGTAAACGATTCCTTAACGATATACACGCAAGGGCAACAAATCGCAGAACTCAAAGATTTAACCGAAAAATTGCGCATCGATAAGCCGAAGGCGGCGGTTGAGGTAGTTACACGCACCATTTATAAGACTAAAATTCAATTAGGCGAACCGATTTACATACGCGATAGCGTTCCCGCGCTTGTTTTACCGCGAAATTTCACGAAATCTGAACGCTGGGTGTATATGAGTGGCAAAATTAACCGCCTCGGATACCTGCAAATCGATTCATTAAACATACCCGCGACGATTTCGGTAGGAATAGGCGATACTTTACGCGGTGTTTTTCCGTTTCGTAACCGTGAAAGCGTGGTAAGGCTTGCAATAGATAACCCAAATATGAACGTCGAGGGCTTACGCAGCTTTGTCATTCCCGAACCGCCCAAAAAATGGTACGAAACAACGGCGGCAAAGGTCGGATTCGGGGCGCTTATCGGTTTCGGTTTGGGTAGGTCGCAAAATTAAGAGCGTTAATTATCAGCGTTTTATAAAACAATTTGCATTTATTTTTGTTTTCGTATTGCAGATTTAAAAAAGTGTTGTATGTTTGCAGTGTTAAACAATTAAACATTTACACCATGTCATCAGAATTTGCAGCAATGGGTTTCAGAATCAACCCAACAATCGAAGCCGAAATTAATAAGCGTTCAGCTATTTTAGACAAAATGAACGAGCAGTCTTTTTGGACTAAAGAAATGGAAGCGATAGAGGTCGTATTACAAAAAGAAATAGACGATTTACTTGAGGCTCGCCAAGCATACGGCGCTTACTTTGACTAACCCCCCACGGGCGGCTAATAACCGCCCTTTCTTTTTAAACCTTTAAACACTTATAAACGTGGACACAGTAACCATTTTCCGCAACTACGAAAACACCGAATTTTATTTTTACGACCACCTTAGCGGCGTTATGACGATGCTCGTTAACGACGGCTGCATGAAAGGAATTTACACCCGATGCGATTCAGGCGCGGCTAACTTAGCGCGTAAATTTCACCGCGAACAGGTCGAAGGCGTACCAAATGAGCACCGACTATTTGAGCCTTTAGAGCGCGCAAAATTTAGCGACCTTTTCATCGAGGTTATCGACGGCATTAACCGCAACCTCGTACACGCGATTCAATCCGAGAACCTTTAATTTTTAACCCTTAATACTTTTTAAAATGGCTTTAACAGCTCCAACAGGCGGCAACGCCGCACGACAAATTGCGCCCGAAGGTTTATACCCAGCGCGCTGCTATCAAATTATTGACCTCGGAACGTCCGAGCAGGGCGGTAACTTTCCCGGTAAAAAGCGCAAAGTTCAATTCCTATTTGAACTGCCAACCGAGAAAGCGGTATTTAACGACGACAAAGGCGAACAGCCGTACTACGTTCGCAGCATCTACACGTTAAGCATGAATGAAAAGGCGTTATTACGCCGCGATGTTTCGGCGTGGTTAGGTAAGAAAATGACCGACGGCGAGGCGGCTAAGTTCGATATTTTTACACTACTGGGTAAAACGTGCATGGTAAACGTTACGCACGTAACCAAAGGCGAGAATACCTATGCAAACATTATGAGCATAACGCCGATGCCAAAGGGCTTAACGTGTCCCGAACCGATTAACGAGGCTTATGTTTATTCGCCCACCGAACATAATCAAGAAACATTCGCAAAGCTACCCGAGTTCATTCAGGATAAAATCAAAGAATCGGACGAATACATTAAAATGACGGCGGCGAATTTTAAAAACGATTTCACCCCTAAAACACAACCGCCCGCGAACTTTGAGCAGTTACCAGACATCGACGATATATTCGGACAAAAAGCGGCTAACGACCTACCGTGGGATTAAATAATAAAGGGCGGCAAAGCGCCGCCCCTCACACATCAGTAAAACAGAACTACATGAACTCACTTGCAAAGGTACAAATACCAATCGAAAAAATCTACTTAGCGATAAATTCGCCTCAAGTATTAAACGCACAAGCAATAATTAAACGCAATGCCGAAGCGTTAACCATTAACAGCGCAACCGATTACAGCGCATTGAACACAGCCGTAAAAAATGTTAACGACGCGGTTAAGGCAATCGAAGCCGCACGTAAGGAAGTAACCACGCCGCTCGAGCATTTCAAAAAGGAACTTATCAAACTCGAAAAGGATGCCACCGCGCCGCTAATCGAATTTATCGAAGATGCTAAAAAACGCATGGTACAATATTACGAACGTTTAGAAGCCGAACAGGAAGCCGCCGAGGCAAAGTTAAAAGCCGAAGCCGCTGCGAGCTTGAAGCAAGCCGAATCGGTTAACGATATTATGGCAGCGTTTACCGATAAGCTATTTGCCACCACCGTAGAAAACAACCAAACGAAAAACATACGCACCACATTAAAGGCGCGAATTGTTGGCGAGGTTGACTGGATTAAAGTTTTATCCGTTCAGTTTGCGCATAACAACCTAACGCCTGAGGATTTAATCG